CATTATCTGAAATAGGTAGTGGGAATTCTGGAGCTGTTATAAACTTAAGAACAGATTACAACTCAGCAGAAACTAATTACGTAGCTATAAAGGTTATAACTACATCAACATCCCAAGTAATATATGGAGCAGTAATTGTTATAGCAGATAGATAATCATTTAAAAATATATGGAATTAAAACCCTTAAATAGAGACCCCAAATTAAATGATTTTAGTAAGGATGACCTTGTACTAAACACATCCACAGGAGACATATTTGCTAAAACAGATAATAAATTATTTAAAATAGCATCTAGAGATACCCTTACCAACACCTCTACTGACACAGCATTAACTTTAATTCCCCCCTCTCCCACTAAAAATACCCTACTTACAGACATATTAGAGTATAAAGAAATTTCTATAACTACTGATAATAGTGGTAGTTTTTTAACTCCTACTACTTATGGGGGAAAAATATATTATAATTTAGATTTATCTAAAGCCCAAGCTATGTTTATCAGATTAGACCATGATCTTACATACCCTATTGGCCTTATAACACCCCCAACTTTAGATGAAAGAGCACACACAATATTTATTGAATCCGCAACAGGTGCCCCTCATTTTATTTCACAACCCCCAGTTGCAGCTGATGTTCTTACTGAAATTAAGGTAGACGTAGGTGATTTAGTAAAAGAATCTTTTATTACCCAAAATGTAGGAAGTACTTCATATGATAATACTCTTAAAATAGATAGTGGTTGTAGAATAATGTTAGTAAGAAGTAGATTTGATTGGAAAATTCAATCACTAAGTGATTTTACAGGCATTACCCCAAATTTAGGAAATATTAACGGTGGGTCTTTTTAATTACTATATATGTATATAAGAATAATAATTAAATAATAAAAGTTATGGAAAAACAACTTACTTCTGAAGAATTGCAACAAGTAAAAAGTCTACAAGAACAAACCCAACAAGTTACTATGCAGTTAGGTGCTTTAGAAATTAAAAAAATTCAATTAAAAAATCAAGTAGCATCTCTCCAACAACAAGAAGAACAAATCGCTAAATTACTTTCAGACAAATATGGGATTGGTACTTTAGACATAGATACAGGTAAAATTTCTATAGTAGAAAACTAAATACCTAGGTTTACACCTTCTTTTTATATTTATGGGGGAACAACCCATGAATTAAGCTTAATAATATATAAAAGATGGCAAACGAAACTATTGTATCCCCCGGTGTATTTACTAGAGAAAATGATCAATCATTCCTCCCACAAGGTATAGGACAAATAGGCGCAGCAATTGTAGGACCCACACCACAAGGTCCAGCTTTTGTTCCTATAGTAATAAGAAACGGTTTTAGTGAATTTCAAAGAAAATTTGGTGGTTTAAGTAAGGACACATATGTTCCCCAAACTGTAAGAGAATACCTAAGATCAGCAGGATCTGTGACTGTATGTAGAGTACTTGCAGGAGGTGGATATAAATTTGATGGTACTAATAAACAAGTAATAGCTTTAGTAGCTTCCTCAAGTGCAGGAAATGTAGCCCATGGTGAAATACTTTCAGTATTTTTCCCATCAAAAAATAAAGACGATGCATCATCTTTAGAATTAGGGGATTCATCAATGTTACCTGCTGCCATATCAATATCAGGTTCATTTAATTTAACATTATCGGGATCTGCGGGTGCTACTACTGCTAAAACAGTTTCAGCTTCATTAGTAACTACACAAAATGACTATATAGAACAAACATTAGGTGTAAGGGGTAATGCAAACAATAGTAAAACAGGAGCTAATACTTATGAATTTTCAGCATTTCCACGTTTAAACTTTAAACAAAGACAATTAGCTTTAGTTGACAGTGCAAGTTTAAAGATTGTATTATTAAAAAATACTACTAATCTTGAATTTACAAGCTCATTTAGTGAAGGATACAGTGCGGCTTCTACACCATTTATTACATCACAATTAGATGTAGCAAAAAACACTACAAATTTATTTAAATTTCATACTTTAGCTGACGGTACAGATACTAATATGCAATATAAAGTATCAATTGCCAATTTAAAAGAACCAGCAAATATAAATGGTGAAGAACAGTATTCACAATTTAGTGTAATTATTAGAGGATATAGTGATAATGATAAAAATTTATCTGTATTAGAAACTTACAATAACTGTACATTAGATCCTAGCGATGTAAATTATATATCAAGAAAAATAGGTGACAGATACGCACAATATAATGAAACATTAGGTAAGGTAGAATTAAAAGGTAATTATCCAAATATTTCACAATATTGTAGAGTTGAAGTAACTTCACAAGTTGAAGAAGGTGCCTTATCCCCTAAATTATCTCCTTATGGGTTTAAAGCTATTAATGACACAATAAAAGGATTTATATTAGGTGACACAACAGCATCCTTACCAAATGCTACTTTAAAAACACAACATATAGATAATAATAGTAACTTTAGTACTACTACTTATTTAGGATGGGATTTTGCAGACACTACAGATAATGTTAACTGGATAGGACCTGTACCTAAAGTTCCAACAGCTAACGCAGTAGGTGATTTTAATGTAGGTTATTATAATGTTCATCCAAGTTCAAGTATAGGATGGGCAGGTAAATCATTAAGTGCCTCGTTAGACAGTAAAGGAACAGCAGGTCCTACTAAAACTTACTTAAAATTCTCAGTACCTTTCCAAGGAGGTTCAGATGGTATTAACCCAACAGTAGTACCACAAACAGGAGAAAATATTACTGATGATAATTTATATGGCTTTGACTTAAGTAGTACGGGTACAGCAGGATATAAAGGGTATAAAAAAGCTTTAGACATACTTTCAAATCAAGACGAGTATGACATTAATATGTTAGCACTACCGGGTGTAATTAAAACATTACATTCTTCAGTTACAAATGCGGCAATTGATATGGTAGAAGCTCGAAGTGATGCTTTCTATGTAATGGATTTAAATGAAGTCAATGATTCAATAAACACAGCTGTAAACGCAACAGATGGTTTAGACACTAACTATGCTGCGGCATATTATCCATGGGTTAAAGTACTTGATACTTCACGAAATATGCCAATATTTGTACCACCATCAGTAGTAGTACCTGGTGCTATTGCAGCAAGTGATGCTTTACAAGCTGAATGGTTTGCACCTGCAGGTTTAAATAGAGGTGTGTTAGGAAATGTGTTAGAAGCTAGAATTAGATTAAATCAAGCTGAAAGAGATGATTTGTATGAAGCTTCAATAAACCCAATTGCAACATTCCCACAAACTGGAGTTTGTATTTGGGGTCAGAAAACATTACAATTAAAATCATCAGCATTAGATAGAATTAATGTTCGTAGATTATTAATTGCTGTTAAAAAATTCATTGGTAGTTCTTCACGATATTTATTATTCGAACAAAACACAGCAGCAACACGTAATAGATTTTTAAATATTGTAAACCCATATTTAGAATCAATACAATCAAGACAAGGTTTATTTGCCTTTAGAGTTCAAATGGATGAGTCAAATAACACATCAGATGTAATTGACAGAAACCAATTAGTAGGTGCTATTTATTTACAGCCAACTAAAACAGCTGAATTTATCATTTTAGACTTTAATGTTCTTCCTACAGGTGCGACATTTGGTGAATAAAAATTTAAAAATTATATATTTATAATAAAATAGACAACAATGGCAATATTAAACACAAACGAAATGATGTATACGGCTTTCGAGCCGAAACTAAAAAATAGGTTTGTAATGTTTATAGATGGTATTCCTGCGTTTTTAATTAAACAAGCACAAAAACCAAATATATCATTTGAAGAAATCACTCTTGATCATATAAATGTTAAAAGAAAGATTAAGGGTAAAGCAACTTGGGGTGATGTAACTTGTACATTGTATGACCCTATAACTCCATCAGGCGCCCAGGCAGTAATGGAATGGATTCGTTTGTCACATGAGTCAGTTACAGGTAGAGATGGTTATTCTGATTTTTATAAAAAAGACATTAGATTTAACACACTAGGTCCTGTAGGTGATGTAGTTGAAGAATGGATTTTAAAAGGAGCTTTTTGTTCTCAAGCAAACTTTGGAGAGGCAGATTGGTCTTCTTCAGACCCTACTGACATTCAACTTACTATTAAAATGGATTATGCTATTTTAAATTTTTAAACTATACTTCTCTCCCGAAGTTGCGAGGCTGGACGTCATTTTATGACGTCCTTTCTTTTTTCTATATATGTATATCTGAATAAAATAAAAATAAGTTATGGAACAAACAAGTTATAAGTTTCCCTCAGAAATGGTTACATTGCCCTCAAAAGGTCTATTATACCCCGAAGACAGTTTACTAAGAAAAGGAGAAGTTGAAATGAAATATATGACCGCCCGAGAGGAAGATATACTTACAAATCAAAATCTCATCCAAAATGGTACAGTAATAGATAAATTACTACAATCTTTAATTATTTCACCTATAAATTATGATGATTTATTAGTAGGAGATAAAAACGCTATATTAGTAGCCTCTCGTATTTTGGGATATGGTAAAGATTATAGATTTAATTTTATAAATCCTAAAACAGGTAAAGAAGAGATAGCTACTGTAGATTTAACAGAAATAGACGATAAACAGTTAGATGAGTCTAAAATAACAGTAGGTAAAAATGAATTTAGTTTTGCTCTACCTGTATCTAAAAGAAATCTTACATTTAAACTTTTAACACATGGTGATGAAGTTAAAATGGAACAAGAATTAAAGGGTTTAGAAAAATTAGGAGGAAACAGTGCTTTTTTAACTACAAGAATGAAATACACTATTTTATCTGTAGATGGTAGTTATGATATTAAAACTATTAGAGAATTCGTAGACAATGAATTTTTAGCAATAGACTCAAAATCATTTAGAAACCATATTAAGGAAATAATGCCTGATGTTAAGTTAATGTTTGATTATGAAGGTCCTGATGGTAAAGTGGTAAAGGAGGTACCAATCCCTATTGGGGTTACCTTTTTTTGGCCTGAATCCTGAACATAGAGCTAACATTTTTAGAGAAGTACACGATTTAGTATTTCATGGTGGTGGGGGTTTTATTCATTCTGAAGTTTATGAAATGCCTATTTGGTTAAGAAAATATCATATTAAAATTATAAATGATCATTTTAAAGAGCAAGAAAAAGCAATGAAAAAAGCTCAAAATAAAAACCAAACAAGTGAAATTTCAAAACCCAACATAAATCCCACGTCAACATACAATATAAAAAGATAGATGTCATAAGACATCTTTTTTTTTCTTATATTTATAACAAAACCACATTATGGCGGAAGAAAATAAGGAAAATTTAAACATTCAACAAAAGATTTTTGACACTTTAATTCAAACTAATAAACGACAGGTTGAATTTCAGAAAAATTTAGGTTTAAGTGCAACTGAAGCCTTAAAATTATCTACTGAATTAGGAAAATCTGCAGATTTAAGTGGAAATATAGCAACTAATTCAATAGCAGCTGCAAAAGCTTTAAGTGGTTTAAATAAAGAATTAGGGATAGGTACTTCTTTATTAGCTAAACAAGCAGTTGAAATAGGAAGATTTGCCCGAACATTAGATCTTTCCGCAAAGTCACAAGCAAATTTATCTAAAACATCTGTCCAAACAGGTCGATCAATAAAATCTCAATTATTATCCCAAGTAGGAGTAGTAAAAGGAGTTGAAGCTGAATTAGGAACTAGATTAGACATTCAAGGAGTATTAGATGAAGCCAACTCTATTAGTGGTCAAATCAGATCTCAATTAGCAGCTAACCCTGAAGCGCTAGCTAAAACAGTTGCGGTAGCCCGAGAATTAGGATTTGAATTAGATGCAATTAAGGGTACTAGTCAAGCATTATTAAACTTTCAAAGTAATATAGAAGCAGAATTATCAGCAGAATTATTAACAGGTAAACAATTAAATTTAGAACAAGCTCGTTTATTTGCTCTAACAGGTGATTATGAAGGACTAACTAGAGAAATTGCATCTAATGTAGGTGATTTTTATGAATTTAGTAAATTAAATGTCTTACAACAAGATGCAATTGCTAGTGCTGTTGGTATGACATCAGATCAATTATCAGATCAATTATTTAATCAAGCATCTATTACTGAATTAAAAGAAAGAGCCAGAATTGAAGGAGACGCCGAAACCTTAAAAAATCTTGAAAACCTTGATGTACAACAAAAATTAGCAGTAATAATGGAAAAAATACAAGCATCATTTATTAGTATAGCTAGTATATTATCCCCCATATTTACAGGATTTGAATTTTTAACAGCCAATGCCTCTAGATTTTATGGTACATTAGTGGGAATAGCTACTATGACCGCAATAATAAAAAGAGATAGTATAAAAACAGCATATGCTAATATTATAGGGGGGTCATTAAAAAGCTTAGGACCTCTCGCAGGGGGTATAGCAGCAGGGGTAGCAGTAGCAGGTCTTACAAGTCTTATAACTTCAGTAGATGATGTTGCAATTCCTCCAGGAGGGGCATCATTTATATCAGGTCCCGCAGGTTCTTTTAAATTAAACCCCCAAGATGGATTAGTAGCAGGTACTAACCTAGGTGGGGGTGGAGGAGGAAAATCACCTGAAGAAATTGTAACTATGGCAGCTAAAGCAGCAACACGTGCAATATCAGTTGATTTTAATTCAGTTCGATTTAATTCAGTAAATTCAGTAGACGCTGTATTTGCTTAATATGTATAATAAATAATATATTATGGCACTTAAAAATTTATCATCATTATACGATTTAGTAGGGGGAAATCAACCTGTTGGAGATATGGAAACCCAACCAGGTGGGACACCTTTTGACTTAGGTAATACATCAACACTACAGCAAGACTCATTAGCCCAAATTCCCACAGATTCACCATATCAAGACTTAAATGGCGAACCAGGTCCCCAATTTGATTTAGGTCCTAATTCATTAATACAAAAAAATTCTTTATTAAGTATCCCTACAAATTCCCCCTACCAGGACTTAAACGGTGAACCTGGCCCCTCATTTGATTTGGGTAATACATCAACATTACAACAAGATTCATTAGCCCAAATCCCCACAAATTCACCCTTTCAAGATTTAAACACAAACAACCCATCCCAATATTTAGATAACTTACCCCAATAAAATGGCTTTAAAAAAATTACTATCAAATTTAGAAGAAGGTAAATCACTTTCTGATGTATCACAAGATTATAGTTTTCAAAATAATTATAATTATGGTAGTTCAACATCTATATTTAATAGTGGATTTGATTTTCAACAAAAAACATTTGCTTTTGGGACACAAAATTTTTATGATAGACCAAGACAGGGTTTTAGTAGAGAACCCTTTATAAATAAAAAAAATAGAATACCTGATTTAGATAAAGGCCCTTCACGTTTTTTAGGTTTTATAGATAGTCTAACAGATGGAGCTATACGTGGCGGACTTTCTACAGCTATAGAACATTCAGCTAAAGATGTAGCTAGAATAAGCAAATTTTTTTTATCACAAAGAGGTATAGGTTTTTTAACTACCCAAGTAGGATTACAATTAATGAATCCTAAAATTGAAGAAGGCGGAAAAGGAGCCTTAAGGGCCATTACAGAATTAACAGGAGGGGAAAATAGAACATATAATTTAGGAATAAATACATTAGCCCAAGTAGCAAGTAATTTTAGTGGGGTCCACTTTGATAGAGCAGGTGTTTTACCTATAAGAGATGATAGAACAAAATACGCTACCACAGTAGCTAATATAAAAACTGAAAAAAATAGGTTAGTTGAATTAAGAGAAAATCATTTAATAAACCCAGAATCTGTAGATCCCTTTTCAAGAACAGGTTTAGCTAAAACTTTGGGGTTAAGCGGCACAGGTTTTGGGAATTTTTTAGATAAAGCAGTTAATACGGGAAAAGTCATAGTAGACAAAGCAAAAGGTTTATTAGGAATTACTAACAATATACTGTATGATTATTCATCTGGTCCTAGTAGTATATTAGGAATTGGTAGAACTACTATAAGAAAGTACCAAGATTCAAAAATACCTGCTAATTTTAGAGAAGATTTAAATGGGGGATTAGATAAAACTCACACTTTAACACTAAATCCACTTGTAATTGATCAAGTATTCCAGACCCCAGATTCATTAAGTGGGACAGATAGAAATTATATCCCAATATCTTCAGAAAAATTTGCAAGGCCCGAAGATTCTTATAGAGAAAATAATCATAGAATTAGAGCAGGTAATCCAGGTACTATCACAAATGATTTTGGGGCTAAAATATCAGATCAAAGAGTAGATTCTTTTATATATAAAACAATTGATAAAATAAATTATCTAGATATATTTAATAATGGTACTGTCCCCTTAGAAAACACAAGAGATTTTATTAAATTTTATTTTAATATTATATCTCCGGGAAAAAATGTTAGATTAGCCTTTAGAGCATTTTTAGACGATTATAGTGATAATTACACAGGTAACTGGAGTGAATTTAATTATGCAGGTAGAGGTGAACCTTTTTACACATATAATAAGTTTAAAAGAACTGTTAATTTTAGTTTTAAAGTAGCAGCTCAAACCAGACATGAATTAAAACCAATATACAGGAAATTAAATTATTTAATAAGTTCAACCGCCCCTACTTATGGAGAAAATGGTAGAATGAGGGGTACATTTGTAAAGGCAACCATAGGAGACTTATTAAGAGGTAATGGCGATGGTGTACCCGGATTCTTTTCAAATATAGCTATATCATGGCAGAAAAATTACCCTTGGGAAATAGCTATGGACAACCCTGAAGGAGGCTCAGATAAAATTATGTACGAATTACCACATGTTTTAGATGTAAAATGTTCATTTACCCCTATTCATGATTTTATACCACAAACAGGTACTACCTCAACATTTATTATGCCTAATAATTCAAGATGGAAAGGACCCGCAGCTAACTCAGAAGCAAAAGCTTTACCAAAATCCCCAGAAGGATTTAATTTTAACGGATTAGACCCCCTAACAGCTAACATTTTAGATACAAGTGACATAGACCAACCAATGGGCCCCCAAAATCAATTTGATAATTTCCCAGATAATAACTTTGATTTTTCCCCATCACAAAATTACTAAGTTATGGCAAACAGATATAAAGACACATCTATAAAAATAGACGAAAAACAAAATCGATATTACACAACTACATTATACCCCGAAATAGCCCTCAATATAAATGATATATATCTTTTAACTGAAATAGGAGATAGATTAGACATTTTAGCTAACACCTATTATCAAGATAGTTCTTTATGGTGGGTAATATCAAAAGCAAATCCAGATAAAATTAAAAGAGATGGGCTGTTAATAAAACCTGGTATACAAATTAGAATTCCTTCTAATATTCAAGGAATTTTAAGTGATTTTGAAAATGTAAATAGAATTGAATAATGTCTATATTTAAAGAAAGTTTTAAAGACTCTGTTCAAAAGCAGATAAAAATAAGAGAAAATCAAATAGGTAGTCCTAATAGAAATCAATTTCTTCAAAGACAATGTACTATTAGAATGGCCTCAGGTGTTGATATTACTCCTAATCTTATATTTTCAGACAGTTCTTTTGAAGCAAAAAATCACATATTAGAAGGGGGACTAAAGCCATTTAATAACTCATTACGAGGAGGTTTTAAAGGAGCGTATGATGCACCTAAAGATGGTTATGGATATGTTCCAATGCCAGGTATAACTAGTGTAAATATACAAACTCTTTCAGCTTATGGTTCTTTAAGAGGGGCAACAGTTAAATTTGAGTGTCATAATAGAGAACAATTAGACATATTAGAATTATTATATATGAGACCTGGTTATCCTTGTTTATTAGAATGGGGATGGTTACCCCACTTAGACAATGAAGGTACTAACCAGAATAACATTCAATTTATATCAGACAATAAATTATTTTTTGAAAAAGCAAAATATACTCAAGATAGTTTACAAAAAGAAATTGTAAAAAAGAAGGGAGATTATAATAGTAATTATGATGGTTTATATGGTATTGTAAAAAACTTTAATATAAGTGTTAGACCTGACGGTGGGTTTTCATGTACCACTGAATTAATTGCGATGGGTGAAGTATTAAGTAGTTTAAAGGGTAATATGGATAAAGATAACCCCTCACAACACTCATTAGGGGAATTTTTAGAAAATTTAAACGAATATTCAATTTCATTAAGCGATTTTATATCAGAGGAAGAACTTAACGAAACCCCCAACAGAAAAATAACTGATAATGTTAGGTTTACATCACCTAGTGATAAGGATGATGCTAAAACCAATTTTATTAAAAAAGAAAGATCGAATAATAAAGAAAAATTACAAAACTATTTTAAGACTTTAAAAATAACAGAAAAAGATCTAGTAACAAATAAAGGAAACGAAGAAAAATCATACCCTGAAATATACATTAGATGGGATGCCCTAATACGAATCTTAAATAATGTAGTTATTCCTAGGGACTCTAAAAACAACAGTATTATTAAATTTGAACATAATAATTTAGATTTTAATAAAGTAAACATCCCTGATGACTTAAATAAAAAAATAAAAGGTGAATTAAGGGATGAATATGGAGTAAAATTTTTTGATACAAGTACTTTTAATAAAACAATTGCATTGTCAGTAAATCCCCAAATATGTTTATACCCTCTACAAGTAAATGATATATTTGGGATTAATTTGGCAGTACTCAATTTGGGTCAGGATCAAGGGGACTTCTCAGAATATAATAAAATTAAAAACATATATTTCGAAGTTAGTTATTTACTTAAAACTTTTAAATCCCAATATGAAAATAAAGATGAATTAGGTGATGTTGTTGTAAATGAAAATTTTTCAATAGGTAATTATGTAAAAAAAATATGGGATGATGTCAATAACTCCTCAGGAAATTCAAATAATTTTCAATTAAATAATGATTTTGAAAAAACACATACTATTAGAATAATTGATTTAGAATTTCAAAAAGACATATCATTAAAAAATGAAAAAATTATAAAGTTAAACGTTTTAAATACTAAATCAATAGTAAGAGATTTTAATTTCGATTTATCTATACCTAGTGCTTTAACATCTACAATAGCAATAATGGCACAAAACCCAAATGATGCTGAAAATTTAAATGATGTTACATTTGCAGCCTTTAACAAAGGAATTACTAACAGGTTTTTTACACAAGAAAAAGATAGTAAACAAGTATATTTAGGCCCTATCAATGAACCTAAAGGTTCAAAACAATTTAAAAAACTTGTAAAAATGTCTAAAGAACTTCAAATGTATTTAAATAGACTTCAACCATTAAATGATGGTCAAGAATCTTTTACTGTTAAAGAAGTTAAACAAATAGAAAGTAAAAAAGGAGACAATAAAGCAAAACTATCAGGGGACAGTTATGTAGATTTTGACACTATACCCTCTTCTGACATATCAACTTCAAGGGTTATACTTAAACAAATAAAAACATTAATAATAGACATGGAAAGGTATAATTATAATGATGATGCATTTCCCCTTAAACCAAATCCTACTCCTAGTATAACCTCTATAATTCCTTTAAAATTTAATGCTAAATTAGATGGTATTAGTGATATAGTAATAGGAAATGTATTTAAAATAGATGGAACCCGTTTACCACAAGGCTACTCTAAAAGTAACATAGCATTTATAGTATTAGGCGAACAACAAGAAATAAATAAACAAGATTGGACTACAACAATAACAGGACAAGCAATACTACTACCAATATAATATGGCATACTATCCTAAAAATAAAGCAAAAGTAAAACCCTCAAAAGAAGGAGATTTCATTTACCAAGATGATCAAACTCCTTTTAATGGGAACTACATTCAAACTAGTAAAAACCAATATTATGAAGGTGATAACATTAATTCTCCAGGTAGAATTTTAATTCCTACCCAACGTAGACAAAAGAAAAATAATTTATTAAATCTATTAAAAAACTTATTATCAGCTCTATTTAACTCAGTTTTAATCCAACAATTATTAAATGAATTATTAAATTCCTTACTCAACCCTGGCGATATTTTTAATGTAAATCAATTATTAGAATTATTAAATAATGCTGAAGGTAGAGAACTTACTGAAGATGAAAAAAATCAAGCCCAATTATTACTAGACCAAATAGATTCAGATGAAGTAGAGGGTTTAGATAATAGTGTAATTAATAGTAGTATTTACAATACAATAAAACCAGGTATATATAATAAATTAAATAATAACGAATTACCAATAGCCACTAAAATACAACCCACAGATGAAGATTATAATAGGGGAAATTATGTAAGGTATTTTATCAAAAGAAATAATTCACTAAGTGATTTTTTTGAAGTAAATAAAGCTACTTATGATTCAATATCTCAGAAAAAATCTCAATTTGATATTAATTTATATAATGCATTTAATATAAGATGGGATTTGGGAGAAAACGCTCAAGAAATAAATACTAATGTAATATCAAGATATGAACAATCTTTACCAGGTATAAAAAATTTATTTTCTAATCCCCTAGAATTTAGTAAATCAATAAAAAACAATTTGGTCACAGAGGGTAATGAATTATATTTTGAAAATGGTGAAGAATATAAAGGAGAATACCACATCCACCCAATCCAAGGACCAATGGTAGGACCCACACATACTATACAACCACATTCTAAACTTTATTATACTGATGAATTGGGAACTTCTAAAAATGAACCTATTACTCAAAACCCAACATTAGAAGAACAACAAACAGGTTTATTTAAAACTGTAGGGGGTAATGAATACTATATAAAAGAAAACAAATTTGGTATATTTGCTGAAGTAGTAGATACAATAACCAATCCCCCCTCAGTAATATACACTTCAAAAACATACTTAAAATTAGAAATTACACCTAAAGATTTAATAGAATTAACTACTAAAGAAATAGAAAAGGGAGTCCTACCAAAGAAAAGTGGCTCCTCCAGATAATTTTTGTACATTGATAAGGTATGTTCTATCTTATCGAAACACCAGACCAATTCGCAGAAATCCGCGATATTCTCACAGACAAGTGCTATATTGACTATGTCCTAGGAAATGACAATACTCACCCTGCCCTTGCAGAAGTCATTGCAATATACGTTTCTTCTTTAGACCGCAAAGGTTTTATACTTCCATTAAATCACCCAGAATGTATAAATTTAAACAAAGAGGAAGTTTGGCAGTGGATAAATGAAAAGTCGTTTTTTACAAAAGATTCTAAAGCAACTCGTCACATTAACCCCACGAACCCTCATACGGATATACAACACCTCCATTACAAACAAACAAACTTACCATTTGACGACAAATTTAACACACAAGCACACAATCATTATTACCGCAAATTCCCACAAATAAAGGTAAATAAAATGATACCTATTGGTAAACACTTCGAGCGGTGTGAATCAAGAAAAAACGCGTTAATTCCACTACTTAGTGAGAATGTAGATTCACTATACAACGAGATAATATTACCAAGTTTATACCACATAGAAAAAAATTCAATCAAGATTAACGATCATTTTGAAACATATTTTAAATTAACATGCGACAAACATTCGACTAAAGACAATAATATATACGGATGGTATAATCCATACACAACAACCGGAAGGCCTGTAAATAATTTCAACGGATTAAGTTTTATGGGTTTAAAACACAAAACGGGAGAGCGAAAATCATTTGAACCTAAAAATGACCTGTTAATTGAAGTAGATTATAGTGGTTACCATCCACGACTGATTGCGGACATGGTGGGCT